ACACAAAGTCCGGTGCTTTCTAAAATAAACTGAGAAAATAACACAATGAACTCAACATAACATAAAACAGTTTTTTCTTAATGCTTGATACAATAGTAATAATCAGGCATGCTGCCTATCCCCCTTACCCCTAATTAACAAATTGATTTATATGTTTTTTTGTTCTTTTATTATTTTATTGTTTTTTGTTTTTTTGTTTTTATTTTGGTTTTTTCTTTGGTTGTAATAGATTATATCATGATTTCCGTGTTATGTATAATTTAACATTATCAATTGAGATTTGATTAGTTTTTCTTCTTGTGGTTGAGTGCCTGCCATAAGATAAATTTGATCAAGTAGGCTGAAAGCACACAGATAACAAATCCAAGTAGGAGCAGCCCTATAATGGTTAAGATAGTCTTAATGGGACCACCCATCCATGAACTTAGCCCTGACAGCCATGCCATTAAATCAATCCCCTTACTTTTGGGATTAATCACAATTGATGAACCTCCTTCTGTTATCCTATCATCGTGTGGAGCAATAGCCACTAATGTGCCTTTGATCATCATTGGTTTGGACTCACCACCACAGTCATATGATGCCTCAATTTCCACTACTGGTTTGTTGAAATGGAAGACGGAGCACAGATTGTTTGCATCCTTTTCAACCTTCTTTATCATGTTAATGCTCCCATCATTTGATACAAGATGATAGATAGCTGAGGCAGCAGTTTTTATTTTTACACAGAGTTTTGCTCCTTCATCGCAGGAGTAGCATCCGGTTAGACTATTGAAAGTAGAGTCGCAATTAGTTTTTGTTGAGACAAATTGAATATCATATTCATCGAAGTTAAGTCTGACACTGGCCCTGATGACACCAGTGGTCATAGCTTGCACTGTTGTCTTTTCTATTGACTGACTAAATGTGTACCTCCCTCTAACTTGCGGAAGAGAACCTCTGTTAAACACAGTTAATGGGTCAATCATACTGGTCCTACATTCAACTATATCAGTTTCAGGCTGATACTCTATTAAGTTGGGAGCAACCTTACAGAAGTTCATAGCTCTGACTGCTGATTCTTCAGTTGGGCATCTAACCTCTCCTAGAAATCCTTTCCTGGGCTCCATAGAGTATTCCTCATCAATTATTGCATAGCTTCCTGAGCCATGCCTCATGAATGAGTATGAATTTGTTCCAGTGATTCCTTCTGCTTCCAACACTAAACCGATAGTGCCCCACTCAGTAGGTTGGGTACTTAAAGCCATTAATGATAAGTCATAATCTTGCTTAGGTGTTCTAATGTGGAGTTTTATTCTATGGTTCCAGGCTGAGCATTTGAACACTTTAAAACCATGCTTATAGACAGGTTTAAGATATGAATGGACAAACAAGCATGATGGGTTTACGTTGAAGCAGCCGTAACCCCAGCCACCACCTTGTTCAAAGCACTTATTTTCATTAATGACTTCTGCATGTGTTCTTCCTGCAAACTCCATGGAAGTCTCATTGTGCTTCCACTTCAAACAATTGTCACCTGTGCAATCCCCCATAAGATGACACCTTCTTGAGCTGAGACAGACTGGGGTATATAAGGTGGTCCAAAAGGATTCTCCTTCTTTGCATACTAACTCACTTGAAATTGTTTTTATACTTATGAAGTGCTTCTCTGATGACTGTAACCCTTTAAGTATTATGCAACTTTCTGAACCTATTGGCCCAAGCTGCAAGACTGATATTCCTGAAGCCTTACAATTTGTTGTTGAACCATCTGTAGTGCAAGACATTATTTGTGAGTCTGCAATGACACTCTCGGAGCATCCATCAACCACTGTTAATAAAGAGAGAATTGTAGCCCCATAAAAGACATATCTGTTGGGCACTCCTCTTCTAACAGGTGCTGCTTCCACATCTCGCCTTTCCCATCCAATGGCTTCATTTGTCCTTCTGACTCTCTGCTGAATGCTAGCCTTCCATTTTGCCATCACCCACTTTATGACCAAACACACCCATCGTAGTGGAGTTGTGAGAGCTGATGTCATTATCCTGACAGCCCTTGCTGATCTTGATAGCATGAAGATAACAGAGGCTAAAACTCCTGACAGTAAGACAGACAAGATTAGAGCCGATGCTACCGTATGACACTGATAGTTTAAGAGCCCATGACGGCAAAATAAACAGTCTGAAGCCTCACAGGATTCTCTTTTTTCACATTGGATAGTCAGATGTATGTTAGATGGTGATGTTTCCTCAGTCATATGAATCCCAATTTTTCCACCAATGATGTTGCTGTTGCCTGGGTAATCAATTTTGAAGAAAGTTGATGGCTGTTGTGAGACACTCTTGCATGACCCATGGCTACAGGCTACCCCAGATGTTATTTTGGGACCATGAGTTTTTATGAGAATCTCATTCTTGTTACATTCCCACAAGCAGCTGGTGCATTCTCTCTGGCTGATTTCTTCAACTCTCAAATTAATTCGTTTCACAGCCACCATTTCATAACCAATGCATTTTGGTTTGATCCATAATCCATTGATGTTTACTTCCACTGTGGCTGAGTGCTTTCTAATGAAGCAATGAGCCTCTGGATTTGCTGTCTCACAAGGGAAATGATTACAAAAGTATTCGTCTCCTGAGCATTTCTTTGTTGATGCTGTTGTTACTCCCTTGCACATGGATGGGCTGACTCTCTCAAACTCTCCATTTTGTCCTGACTCCTTGACTTTAAAGCAAGCAAATTGTGATTCTAGCAATTCCTGCCTTGATCTCATTTTCAGAGATTCCAGATAGATTTTTTTCTGACCCAGCACCACAAAAGGCATTTTCTCAAATCTGCTGAATGATCGATCACAGCTCTTGATCCTAAAACCACCTATGGCACATAAATCCTTAGAATATCGTACACTGATGACTTTTGATGACCCTCCTTGCTGACAGAATGCATCTTGGACAGGCTTGTACAAGACTGGGCTGACTTCTCCGCTCTTTTTGATACAAAAGTTGCATGTTTTTGCTAAGACTTCGTTTTTCTTACAAGTAACTACCTCCAGTTTCGCATTTAAGTTGATGTAGAAGATGGCTCTAATATCACCGGAACAGTCCTTCTTTATAAATGTTGACTGTTGGCCACAGGTCTGTAGTGTGGAACTAGAAGTTGATAGTTCACATACTGATGTCTCTTCTGTTATTATTTGAGTGGTGTCTTTTGTGGCCTCTAATATACTATATTGATCATAGTTGTTCACAAAAAAGGGGTACAAAAGGGGATCGGACTGTATTTTCCATGGAGCACATGTCTGAAAATATAATAAGTGGCAAGTCACATCAAAGAGGTTAGGCCCAAAATAGAACAACCACCATTGACCCATTTAATGTGTTGAAGGGAGGTTCCCATCTACAAGTTAAATGGAGGTAAACTTGTATTCATTCAATAAAAAACA